TAATGATGTAAAACGCATCTGTGTCTGTTAGGTAATTGTTCACTCTATAACCTTGAGGAATCATTCCCATAGACGCAATCGCATTGATATCATTATCAGCTGTTGCTGTTCTACCTTGAGATTTCATCAATCTCTCAGCAGTGAATTGAAGCTCACTAGGCACAATCATTTTGACTCCTCTAGCCGCAATTTTAAGACCTCTTTCGTCTGTAAGTGCAGCAATGTCAATTAATGACTGCTCTAATGATGTTTCGTTTAAGTCAGCTTGTGTTGTTAATGTGTTTTTCACATTACCAGCAATCGTTGGGTGTGATGTACTGAATAAGTTCGCACCATCACCTGATGTGAATTTTCCAGTCGTTACACTCGGTAATCCATTTATTAATGTATTTACCGCTTTCACTTGTTTTGTGTTTGCCATCGATCTAGCTAACGCTTTTGTGTATCTTGATGATAAAGAATCGTACAAGTTATCTTCGATCGCTTCTTCAGTTATCGCAAAAGCAAGAGCCACTGTTTCGTGAGTGTATCTTGCAGTGTATGTTTCTTGAGCATTGTCAAAAACAACTCCACTTCCTTCTGGTTTAACTTGAGCTTGCGCAAAGCCTGATAACATTACTTCTTCTTCAAACGCTCTGTCTGAATTTTCTGTAGTGTATATCTCAGCATGTTGATTCTCATATCTTTTATATTCCAGGC